GTCCGTATACTATGATACGTATGACAAGAAGTGATGATCATCACCCGAGGCCTAGTTGGACTAGGACCCCGACTCTACTAAGAGAAAAGAGCCGGAAGATTCTGCTTGAACACATAGACACTGTTCAGGACTTATGCTAGCTTTCGTTGCATAGGTCCCTCTGCCAGGTGGGCAGGGAGCAAGTGTCTCTCCATAGAGTTCATCCATCGTGAGAGGTCAGATAACTGACTTCAGATGTTTGTTCCCTATGGAGAGGCATACCCGATCATGACGTGATCAGGAGGAACGAAAAGGATCAAAGGTGTGATCCAAGGTCTCTGGACAGCTTAGGTGGAGATAAACTCTCCAATCCAAGTTGTTGTTGCTGTGACGGTGGTTGCAGCTGAAACATCCCAGAGGAATGTGGCATTCGCCAGAGCCCGAATAGCATAAGAGATATTCTGGGTGGTGAAGGCGCCATTCGTGATGTTGGTCCCGGTGAGAATACTGCAGGAAGACCCCGTTGAGGAGGTGACTGCATAATTCCCATTTTGAAGGGCGGTACCTGTTACAGACATTGTAAGCAGGAAATAACCAGGTTGGTTAAATGTGAGCGTGGAGGCTGAACCAGTGACGGGAGTATTCCCGACATAAGTTGCAGCGGTCCCGAAGATGGCAGTTTTGGAAACTGTACCACCAGACGAGACGGTTACTCCAGGTGAACTTCGTTGTTGAGCAATGTGTAATTTGATCACATACTCGAACCAGAGTTCGCCCACTACCGTAGTTCCAGCCTGACCTTGTGTCGAAACGGAGAGCTTTCCCAGATCATAAGTTTTGAGATCGGAGGAGCTGACCGAGCCGGGTCTCGTGTAGAGTTTACCTCTACGTTTGAGATCAGCAGCTTTAAGAACGAGGCGAGAGCTTTGCCAAGGAGCCGTACGAACGGAATCCTTAACAAGCAACGCAGCAGTCTTATCGACGGGTGCAGAGTCCAGAGTATCATAGTCGTAAGACAAGATGACGGCTCCGGTGGCGGAAGTTGGGGCTTCTGTTTCAAAACAGAAGGAACGGGACAGGACTTCATACTGTTCATAGTTTGTAGCAATATCACTAAGCCAAGGATAAGTGCCAGGAAGACCTGGATTATCAGCATATGATGTAACTGCAAAGGTTGATGAACCGTTGATGTCACCGATGTACTCCCTACGTCGAACTGTGATAGTGTCGACACCGGTAGGTCCGGCACCTCGCTCAATACGAGTTGTTGCAACAGGGGCAACGACGACTGAGGAAGTGTTGGGAGGATTTGCCCGACGGGTTCGCGAACGAGGTGGTTTAGCGAAGAGTTGAGGGGCAGAAAAGGGATTCGCTCCTTTTGGCGTCCGCATGGCGCGGAGTTGGGCCTTGGTCATTTTCATAATGAAGCAAGGGAATGTCTTTTGTATTGGATCCAGTGAAGACTAAACTGGACTGTACATGAGATAGGATCACTACGTAGAGTGATGGAGCCGTGCAGTCTCTCGGCGTTCTGTATAGCACGGAAGTATTAAGGCGGTATGCCACCGTTTTGGTCCTTCTAACCTATCAAACCCAATGGAGATTAAGCTCTGCCTGCGCTGAAGTATGTTAAGGTCTTACCTCAAAGACCCATCACAGTCTGATTCATTCAAAGTAGCTCTGCTCTAAAGCTGATCTACGATAAATGAGTCCGAGATTGGATGCCTCACGCTCTTTGTTGAGAACACGACGTCTTCTTCCTTCGCGATTCTTAGGAAGAGGGACACTTGAAGTCCGGATAACCGGTACAACAGGAGTCTCAACTGGAGGGCGGACAACAACAAGAGTGATCTCTTCTGTTTCCCAATCTTCGGGTACAGAACTAGGGATAACCAGTTCCGCATCAGGTAAAGGGGTCGAAATGTCCTGGAAAGGAGACTCTTGGCAGTAGACTTGAGAGAAAGGTCTCTCAATAAACTTACTTGCGTTATTGGGGTTCTGGCCTTCGACCGAGATGAAGGTAGAACGGGTAACCCTCACAGGTGTGAAGGGAAACTCCGTCATCTTATCAAGGGGATGAAGATCAACCAGTTCCAAACCAAAACGTTTGGTAAGCTTCTTGAGACGATTCGAGGAAAGTCTACAACGGGCTTTGAGTCCCATGGATGCTTCCTCATCGACTGGGGAGCTATGAACCATGGCAAGAGGTTGAACACCTGAGGCATCAACGAAAGGTTCATATCCTTCTGGGAGTGGAGTTCCAATTGGATATAACTCAACATTGACGCGACGGTTCAATCGACCAAGTGACGATAACGGCGTAGAGAGATCAGATTCCAAGAAGAGAAGGGAGTCTAACTTGTACTCCGATTCCTGACCTTCGTAGACGTACGAAGCGGAAAGGAAAAGGGATCGTGCAATACGGCGTTGCTCGGGGGAGAATCTAGGCTCAACCCCTAAAGGGACACTAAATCCAAGACCTCCAAGTAAAGGATGGGCGAAGATATTCAAGGTAATGGATCCAAAGCGAGTTTGCTTTTGAATCTCAGAACGATGATACTTCAAGAACCATCTATGGGCTTGGGAGGGATTTAGCGCTTCAAGAACAGCTCCGGCGTGCCAACCTGAAAGAGGAAGGGCGCCGAGGGAGTCTCGGCCGGTGAGTTTCGCCTGGCCTGTCAATAGGCCTACATTGAGGAAACCACGAATTGAGATTCGAGGGGTTTGACCAATGTAGTAGGGGATAGAGGATTCCTCCATATCCGCCCACGACCAATCCTTCCAAAATAAATAAGGAGAGACTGGAGGACGATACTCGATCGGAATCGAGTTCACGGTGAAGAAGCGATGATGTCGAAAATTCTTTCCAACGGATTGGGTAAAACCAACACGGAGAATCTCTTGGTTCCATTTTTTATAATGCGCATCAGAAGATCTGAAAAGAATATCATCACCGTTCACCAGAACAGGAAGACGATCCATCAAACGACGAGACAGAAGAATCTGTTCGGCGTTCGGAAGTGACATTGTGTAAGCGTATAAATTCGCAACACAGAGGATAGGGAAAGAGAGAACGGAGCCCATGAGCTGGCCATTTTTCTGAATGACAGGGGAGATCTTAGTCCAGGTTGGATAGATCAACACTTGTTCAAGAAGAACGGAAGCAATGAAGTCTCGAAAGGGTAGATCCTCGGGATCAAGGTTTTCTAAAATGACGTCTAAGAAAACCTTCGACACACGGATGTCAAGTCCGTCTGTCGCAGCTGAGTAGTCCCCTGAGACAAAGGGGTCCTCACCTCCACCGAATAAACGATGGCGCTCAACGAGTCCATGGATAATGGATTCGGAGACTGGTTCTCCAATTAATTGGAAAATAGGTGAGGATCGAAGATATTTCCAGAGTGACCTTTGAAGGGGTCGGGAAACATGGCTTCGAACAGCGTCCATGGCAGTGATCAATCGGACCTTGAGTGGCTCGAGAACTTCAGCAACTCTTGCAGTTGGCAAGGAGTTAATCTCTGGATGAGATTGTTGAAGTTTGAGGAGCTGTTCTTGGACTCGAGGTGAGAGATATGAACGCGACTTAGCTGGAGTATAACTAGCCGCCAGGACACGCCAATCCTGTGCGGAGAGAGGGGGGAGACCTCTCTCTTCGAAAACCTGAGAAGAGTTAGGGTTGAACATTCTGACAAGGTGGTCAGAATCAACGGAAACTCCATGGTATTCGGCAGTGAGGTGTCGTAAGAACTCACGAGCACCACCATTCTGGCGGGAGGACTCAACAGAGGCCTTCGTCGATCCTTCCAATGATGGAAGAGATGAGAAGATCTTTGGAATGCGAAACCCGGCGAAGAATGTCTTTGCGAACTGTCGAACTGAAACCAAATCAGGATCGGAAGAGGGAGGGGTGGAAAGTTGCTTGGAGTGCTTTAACATCGACTTCTTAACGAAGGAGGTAGGCACTTGAGCAAACCCACGCTTAGACTGAGCCAAGCCAAATACGGCTCGATAATAGAGGAAAGAGTCATCTCTATCAGAGGGGTACGTGGCGAGGCGGTTGAAGTACTTTCCAGTCTCACCTGAAAACAGGGAAGACATGGGACTTCGAGTCCAAGAGGAGGGAACTGGAGGCAAAGGATTCTTAAGGAATCGTGCCAGAGGCCAGTCTTTCCAAAACTTCGCGTTTGGAACAAAATTCTCTTCACTCCATAAGAACATCTCTTTGAGGACGGTGATTGAATCCGTCAAAGGTTGATTTCCTATGAAATCAGGATCTTTGGCACAAGAGCCACAAGAATCGATAAGGACGAGTAAAACCGAACGTAGGCCAGAGAAGGCCTGGACGAGACGGTAATCGACCGAGTGAGAGATTTGTCCTTGGCGAGGCCGAGGGAGAGGGGGGCCGCTTGCGAGACGAGCAGGAGGGGGGATCAAAGAAGTTGATCCATCCTCGAGATGGTAGAGACCATCTCGAAACTCCTCCGAGGGGGGAAACAAAGGGTCCGACAGGACAGTAGCTAATTGAACTAATTCGGCCTCGTAAGAGGTCTTGGGTTCAAGAAAGAAAAGCCACTGTACTGGTCCATCATGACGGTACTTCCATTCAGGTCGTACCGCATGAAGGCGGTCCAAAACACCATCGATGAGGTGGATAACATAATAGTTGTTCATTTCGTTGTTTAGTGATATAGTTGTTTGCGCAAGCAGATGATTGTACTCTCTA